TGTTACGCCGTATAACTATAGAGCATATGCTCTAATGTATCTTTGAAATATATGAATAAAGAATATCCATAAACAGAAACGATGATCCTATGAATGGCCCACCGCAGGTGAGTGGCCGCTTATCGCGGAGCGAGCAGGCCACGTGGCGGCCGAAGGCCGACACCAGAATTTAATATTCTGACGTAGTCAGTAAGAGAACCCCCCATAACAGACTCTATAAATACCCGCGCTTCCCCGTGAGGGGGAGTAAGATCATAATGCCGATGTTCAGAAAAAGAACGTTTGCAACCTTTACTAACGGTGGAAGGTTTGGAGCTAGCAATGGAACGCGAGCGTTCAAGCGCAGGAGGTTCACCCGTAAACGAAGGTTTACAAAGAGAACTGGAGGAAGAAGAACTACAGATTATACGAGCCTCAATACTCGAGGCCATGCTGTGGGCTTTCGAGGACGGAAAACTAGTCGGAGAGCGTTTAAACGTCATATATGGAATTCTACGCAGTTTAAGAGCCATTATCGCTCAATACTTACGTTGAGTGAATTGGTATCAACGCCGATGTCTGTTACGACCGGAACTGTAAAGTTCTATAATATGTACCGTACGATAGGTGCAGAACCATTTTGGACAGTAGCAGGAGGAGCACAGGAATTAGATTTAGGAGACGGAGTCCCAGAGTTTGGAGATGAGATTATTCTACGAGGAGGAAAATTCGAACTAACTATTCACAACACATCAGCAGATCAAGACGTGAAGGTTAAACTATGGAGGTTTACAACTGGCAACAACCCCGACCTAACTTTGATTCCAGGAGACTTAGCACCACAGGATAAACAATGGGATCCTTCAGTGGTCCCGGATTTCTATACTCAAGTAGGTAGGCCGTTTATGTCAAGAGAAGTAACAATCAACGCATTAGACAACTACACATTCGTCACAAGGTTTCAAAGTCAGAAGATGGATCAGAACGCATACGAGAACGATTCAAGGAGTCCATTTATTATGTTATTAATTAGTAGGAATGACCAACCAGCATCAGATGTAGATGTTAGGGTAACGAGAGGATATAATTTATCCTTTAGTGGTGATGTAAGCGCTTTGGCGCCTTAATGTAATTTAGTCTAACTATACCTTGCGTACACGCAACGTCAATGGTTATGTAATATTATACATGATCAATAAAAAATAGGGTTGCAGGGCTGGGGGGTTAGTATTACCCCCCCAGCCCTACTTCCTAAGTTGGGCTATATAACCCGTGTCCCCATAACCCCAAATCACAACATGCCTAGCAACCAACAATCATTCCACTGGTGCTTCACCCTCAACAATTATGAAGAGAGGGACTTCGCAGCCATCAAATCTTGGGCCGAAGAAGAAGCCAAGTATTGGATCATCGGTCGAGAGACCGGTGAACTTGGAACCCCTCATCTCCAAGGATACGTCTCGTTACGAAGACGGCGTGCTTTCTCTTATGTATCAGGTAAGCTCTCACCTCGGGCACATATCACGAGGGCAGCAGGTACTGCTCGACAGAATAGAAGATATTGCAGCAAAGATGGAAACTTTGAAGAAGGAGGTGAAATCAATGAAGGTAAATCAAGAGTGGACAAAGATGAACAAGCCAGACAGTTCATGGTTGCCCTCAAACAAGGAAATAGAGGAATTTCTGAGTTCGCCAATTCCGAGCCCGGAGCGTGGATTTTCAATGGATCTAACATGCTCAGAAATGCCCTTTCAATCTATGGAACCATTGATAGACCCGACATCAATGTTCGATGGATTTGGGGACCTCCCGGAGTGGGTAAAAGTAGATTGGCCCACAGCGACCTTCCAGACGCCTATGTCAAAGACCCAAGAACCAAGTGGTGGAACGGATACCTCTGTGAAAAAGAAGTTATAATTGATGACTTCGGGCCTAATGGTATTGATATTAATCATCTATTAAGATGGTTTGATCGATACAAGTGTTCGGTGGAAACTAAAGGAGGCATGGTGGCGCTTTATGCTACAACTTTCATTGTAACATCAAACTTTGAACCATGCGATGTATTTACCAATGATGGTATTGTAAATCCCCAGTTACCGGCACTGTTACGCCGTATAACTATAGAGCATATGCTCTAATGTATCTTTGAAATATATGAATAAAGAATATCCATAAACAGAAACGATGATCCTATGAATGGCCCACCGCAGGTGAGTGGCCGCTTATCGCGGAGCGAGCAGGCCACGTGGCGGCCGAAGGCCGACACCAGAATTTAATATTCTGACGTAGTCAGTAAGAGAACCCCCCATAACAGACTCTATAAATACCCGCGCTTCCCCGTGAGGGGGAGTAAGATCATAATGCCCTCATTCAGAAAAAGGACGTTCGCAACGTTTACGAACGGTGGAAGGTTTGGCGCAAGCAATGGCACACGAATGTTCAAAAAACGTAGGTTCACTAGAAGGAGGAGAATCAATAGAACAGGAGGAAGAAAGACGACAGATTATACGAGCCTCAATACTAGAGGCCATGCTGTGGGTTTTCGAGGAAGAAAAGTCAGTAGGAGAGCGTATAAACGTCATATATGGAATTCTACGGTCTTTAAGGCACATTACAGGTCTATTTTGACCTTGTCTACCGGGTTTGCAACACCCGCTGGTACGAACACGTCGTTCGTGCAATTCTTCAATATGTACGAGACAAGTGGAACAGGTGCGTCACCGTTTTGGACGGTGGCAGGTGGAGCTCAAGAAATTGATTTAGGAGACGGAGTACCAACCTTTGGTGATGAAATTATTCTAAGAGGAGGAAAGTTCGAACTGACAGTGACTAATCAAGCAACAAGTACACAAGATGATATTAAAGTGAAGATATACAGGATGACGACAGGAAACAATCCAGATTTCACAACGTATTTCCCGGGTCCTCTAACTCCAGTTGACCAGGCATGGGATCCTAGTGTAGTTCCAGACTTTTACACGCAAATAGGAAAACCTTATCTTGCCAGGGAAGTTTTATTAAAGGAAGGAGAAAGTTATACGTTTGTCACAAGGTTCAAAAGTCAGAAGATAGATCAGGACGCGTATATTAATCAGTCACGATCACCATTTATTTTAGTACAGTACGGCAATGTAGGAAATAGTAGTGCGCATAGTTTAGAAATTAAGAGGAGTTACAACTTATCTTTCAGTGGTGACACTGTGTAATGAAATCAGCTATACCTTGCGTGTACGCAACGTCAATGGCTTGTAATTTAATACAAACCATATAATAAAGATTCAGGGCTAGCGGGGTTAGTATTACCCCCGCTAGCTATACATCCTTCCCAAGGATGCTATATAAACACCCCGTGTCTCATTGTATTTCACAACATGCCTAGCCAGCAACAATCATTCCACTGGTGCTTCACCCTCAACAATTATGAAGAGGGGGATGTGTCCAGCATCAAATCTTGGGCCGAAGAAGAAGCCAAGTACTGGATCATCGGTCGAGAGACCGGTGAATCTGGAACCCCTCATCTGCAAGGATACGTCTCGTTACGAAGACGGCGTCCTTTCTCTTATGTTTCAGGTAAGCTCTCATCTAGGGCACATATCCAGAGGGCAGCAGGTACTGCTCGACAGAATAGAAGATATTGCAGCAAAGATGGAAACTTTGAAGAAGGAGGTGAAATCAATGAAGGCAGAAAGAAAAGCAACAAAGATGAACAAGCCAGACAGTTCATGGTTGCCCTCGAACAAGGAAATCGAGGAATTTCTAAATTCGCCGATTCCGAGCCCGGAGCGTGGATTTTCAATGGATCTAACATGCTCCGAAACGCCCTTTCAAACTACCCAACCATTGAACGACCTGACATCAATGTTCGATGGATTTGGGGATCTCCAGGAGTGGGAAAAAGTAGATTGGCCCATGCCACACTCCCAGATGCCTATGTCAAAGACCCCAGAACTAAATGGTGGAACGGATATCTCTGTGAAAAAGAAGTCATAATTGATGACTTTGGTCCAAATGGTATTGATATTAATCATCTATTAAGATGGTTTGATCGATACAAGTGTTCAGTTGAAACTAAAGGTGGAATGGTAGCACTGTATGCTACCACGTTCATCGTTACTAGTAACTTTGAACCATGTGATGTGTTTACAGATACTGTAACTGGTTTACATCCTCAGTTACCTGCACTGTTACGCAGGATGACTGTGGAAAATATGTAATTTTATATTATATGAATAAAATATCCGTGGAAGGTTTTATTATCCTTATAAATGGCAAGTGAGCGAAGCGAACGTTAAATGAGCTGCCGCAGGCCCCGCCGCCGCAGCCGGCGGGTGTCTTGCCGGAACGGCAAGGAGCCGAGCCGGAGGCGAGTCGTGATCAATCTGGCGGAGCCAAGGACCCCCCATTACATAACTCTATAAATACCCGCGCTTCCCCGTGAGGGGGAGTAAGATCATAATGCCGATGTTCAGAAAAAGAACGTTTGCTTCCGTAGGAGGCTCTCGTTTTGGCGCAAGCAATGGGACTCGTGCCTTCAAGAAAAGGAGGTTTACGAGAAATAGTCGGTTCCGAAAGAGGACAGGTGGAAGTAGAACCACAGGTTATACTAGCCTTAATATTAGGGATCACACAGTTGGTTTTAGAGGAAGAAAGACGTCGCGGAGAGCGTATAAGCGTCATATATGGAATTCTACGAAGTTTAAGACGCATTACAGATCGATTCTGACTGCGTCTGAAGTAGTAGCTACACCAGCTAACCCTACACAAGGAGTACCTGTTTACTATAACATGTACAACTTTGGACCTGCACTTAGTCCCTTCTGGACGGTGGCAGGTGGTGCTCAAGAGATAGATTTAGGAGACGGAGTACCAGAGTTCGGAGATGAGATTGTTTTACGAGGAGGAAAGTTCGAGATAACATTTCAAAATACAGGAAACGAAGACATCAAGATTAAACTATACAGGATAACGACAGGAAACAACCCAGACCTAACTTTAATTCCAAGTGGTCTTGGCGTGTTCGATAAGCAATGGGATCCATCTGTGGTCCCGGATTTCTATACGCAGTTTGGTAAGCCATTCATGTCAAAGGAAGTGGTCATAGAGCAAGGCAACAGCTACACGTTTGTTACAAGATTCAAGAGTCAGAAGATTGACCAGAACGCATATGATAATTCAAGTCGAAGCCCGTTCGTGATGATGTTAATTAGTGGTAACGTAGGAGTAGGTGGAACCGTACTAATCAATAGAGGCTATAGTTTAGCCTTTAGTGGTGATGTAAGCGCATTGGCGCCTTAATGTAAAAGGAAAGTTGCGTGCCCGCAACAACTATCAATATAATACAGGGTGCAGGCTAGCGGGGTTAGTATTACCCCCGCTAGCCCTACCTCCTCCCTTTTGCTATATAATCATGCGTCCCGAGTCTCAAATCATAACATGCCTTCACCACAACAAGCATACCATTGGTGCTTCACCCTCAACAATTATGAAGAGGGGGATGTGTCCAGCATCAAATCTTGGGCCGAAGAAGAAGCCAAGTACTGGATCATCGGTCGAGAGACCGGTGAATCTGGAACCCCTCATC